CGGCTGGGTAAACCGCCCTTTCGTGAGCTACACTATCTGTCTTGTATTAATTAACCAGTAATAACAATTTTAGCTACATTTTCAATTTTTGTTAAACCTAATGTGTAAGTAAAGTCTTTAACTCTGATGATAACTTTTTCGTTGCTGTTGTCCATATCTTCATAAACATTGATTTGGCCTTTCATATCCAAGTTACCAACTTTTCCAGCAACACCATAGATTCTTTGGTCTGGAATAAATAATTCACCTTTAGCACCTTTGGCAGCACCAGAAAGAGATGCAATTTTTACACCATCAAAGAAACTTACAAGGCCGTATCTATTAAAGTCATTTTTCATAGCATCGCTCATGAATTGACTATAACCAGTCATTCTACCGATTGCTTTAGCATATTTATTTGTGGTTACTGCTACACTGTCAGAACTTCTATCAAGTAAATACAAAGATAGTTCATCCATAGCACCTAAAGTTACTGTGTTTCCAACAGATGTAATCACTTGCTCACCACCAGGGATTAGAGCCGCATCAACTGTACTAAATACGTCATAGAAAAGAGCATTTTGCAAAGCCTCTTTTGCATAAGTGGTAATTTGTGCAACTGATTTAAAACCATTCTTTCTTAAATCTACATAAGAAATATCTGTTTCGATTTGACGGTTTTTGGTGATGGGTTTCAATAGAGAAAAATCAATCCAACTTCTGTCAACAGTACCACCTTTAGCAGCTTCATGAGCAACTAGGGTATTCTTTGGTGTTTTGGTATATTCTTCGTAGTCGAACTCTCCAACAGAACCTCGATTTAAGATTAGGTCTAGTAATTCATCAGGAGCATTGTAGAGTTCTTCTTGCAACGTTCTTTGAACGAAGGCTGCGATTTCTTTATCGCTGTCATTCCCTGTTCTACCAATCTCTCTAGCCCAAGCATCAAAGGCTTCGGAGATTTCTTTTTCTTCTGTGTTTAAGTTTTGTCGATAATGAACTTTTTCTGCAACGTCAAAAACAACACCGTCTTTTTGCATAAGTTCAGCAATTTCAGTTTTAAGCATTTTATATATCCTCCTTATTTTTCTACTTAGGCTAATGTGTCAGCCACTTGAACAACTGCCAATTTATGCCCAGCGTCATTGAAGATTCCTTTGAACACATATCTTGAGTTAGTTCCTTTAATCAACCGACCTTCAGTATTAGCTACAAGTCTGTCGCCAACGTTTAAGCCTGTTTCTACAAATTGGTCAGTAGCAAATCTTTCACCAACGTAGTAAGCGATTACTTTTGCAAATTCGCCTGATGTTACAGTTGTAAAATCTTTGTCATAATCTGATACATCTGTTCTTACAGCATTAAGACCAGTTGGGATTCTTTCTTTGTCAACAAACAGTAAATCACCTGCTGTATTAGCAGTTGGAAATACAAACTTTTTGTTCACCTCGTCTAAAACTACGGCACTACCAGTAGTTAATTGTTCTTCGCCACATTTATACATAGAGTTTGCTGGCTTGTTCATTGTTACCTGTAATTCTCGCAACATATTGTTTTCCTCCTTTATCTTTTGAGATAACTTTGTACAATTGATACGGAGTCATTTCCGCTATCATCATTGTTTAAATTGGTTTTTAGTGTTTCTGAAACTTCTACTTTTCCTTCATCAGTTTTTTCGCCAATAGAATCAGCCAATCTTTGTCCAACTTCAGACATTAAAGATTTTTTATCTAACTCTGCTACATATCCTGATAATTCTTCAGATTGTTCAATTTCTTCTCTGGTGATTAATCCAGAAGAAACAACCAAAGAAATAAGCCATTCTTTTTGGGCTTCTAGTTCTGCTGTGATACGTTCTTGTTCAGCTTCATTAAATTTTTCTTTGTATTGGGATAGTTCAGAAACTTCAGATTTGAGTGTTTGTACTTCTGAGCTAGACTTGAGAATTAATTCATCTTTCTCTGAGATTTGATTTTCGAACTCTGTAACTTTGTCATTAATCTCTCTTACAGAAAATACAAGTTTAATTGTTTCAGGTTCACTTAGCTTAACTTCATCATCTTCAACAACATAAGAATACTTAATAAATTCCAGGTCATCAAGTTCCCAAAGTTTTACCAAACACTCTCTTTCTTCTGGGAAAATATGAGCAACATAACCATCTTTGATTTGTTCGTTAATTTTATCGTATATATCCCAAAAAGTTAGTTGTGAAGTATCAACACTTTCGGAATCATTGTCATCTGTTTCATCAGTAGAAACGTCTTCTTCGACTTCTTCCTCAGTAGCGTCTTCAGTATCTTCGGTTGAATCTTCAACTGCTTCAGCTTCATTAGACAATTCTAATTCTTCTTCGACTTTTTTGATTACTTTTTCAAGTTTACTTTTAGCCATCGTGTCCTCCTTTTCATTAAATTTTATATATGAATCCTCTAGCATATCAGCAATTAGAGATTCAGCTATTTCAATATCAGAACCATATTCATTAGATGCTATTTGTAACAACCCACTAGAGTCGTATGCAGGTTCAATATCTTCGCCTAATAAACAATGTCCAATAAATCTACCTGCATTTATTACTTTAGTTACCATTCCATCTAGTAGGGTAGGAGTGGAATCAGATACAGATATTTCCCAACTGGTGTGTAAAGTACCAGCTTTAATTCTGCTCATAATAACTTCACAAGCCTTAGAGAATCGCTTCCAAATTTCAGCAGTGGCAACTATATATTCCTTGTCGTCTATCGTTTCTACTGCAACCTCTGTAAATGAGCCAAATGCACTGGTGTCAAATTCTACAACTTCATATTCGTTACCGTCATCATCTTCTTTTTTTACTAGATTCAAATTGTGACCTGTGAAATCATAAACACCATCAGACTTTAATGAGATTTTTCCTACTAATGGTTGATTTAAAAGAGTAGATAGCCAATCTTTTATTGTGTCTTTGTTTATAGCAACTCCATTTTTATTGCGTCCAAAGTCACAAATTACAAACTTTGCAAAGTGTGAATTTGGGTTTTCTTGATTTTCTGCAAGATATACTTGAGAACTTTGTAAAATAATATTATTCACTAGACCTTTTCACCTCCTGTCCTCATATAATAAAAAGAGCAATCATGTGATTGCTCTTTAAAGCGTTAGACACTCTTTTATCAAATGGTCAATTTGGTATAAGAATTTAATTTTGCTGTTAGTGTCTAAATTTTAGTGATTTACGATACATTTAGGCATTATAAAATTTTTCTCACTTACTTGTGACAAATTAGATATTCTCGTATTATCATAATTATATATTTATTGATTGCTGTAAATGCCTAATATCCTAATCTCTGGTTTCATTATATGATTCATCATAATCTTCTTTGTTGGGGTCAGTTGAATCTCTAGGATTCCCACCTTTATTATTATCAATATTATCTTTTGCACTTCTGGTATATGCCGTTGGGTGGGGCTTAAACACATTATCATAGTCTTTCTCGGATTCATTTCTTCTCTTTTGTGCTTCATCACTTGCAGACATGCCAAGTATTGCGTATGATGTTTCATAAGATGCACCCAATGTATTAAACAGAAACGAAGCAATTTCACGTTTCATATTAGCTTCTAATTGTTCCGAATCTAAAACGGTTACTCGTGGAGTAAACTCTTCTTCCATTTTGTTGTCAATAAGAATTTGACGATACCATTTTTCTAAAACTGCTTCCAATTGTTCTGCTATCATATTAATTGTGCGAAGAAGTTGTCCAAGTGAAATATTAGCTGCGGATACAGATTGAGTATCTGAATCCATTAAAAATGATATACCTAATGTTGTTAAAACTCTTGAGCGATAAGCATTATACTTATCTTTATTAATCATTTCAACTTTAGGTTCTACGTATGTGATTTCCTCAACTGATGGAGGGGTAGTAACAACAACGGTAGGTTGTTGCCAAGCACCCATAAAATTTGCATGGGCGAATGACATCTCTTCAAATCCTGGACGAGAGCCTTCATTGCCTAAAACTTCTTTGCGAAGTTTTTGGTGAATAAACTTTTTCCCTCTTGCTTTTGCATTAATCAAATCTGAACTATCAAAGGCTTCAAGCATAATCAAAGCCTTAAAAGCCCTGAAGATAGAAGTTAATCCATACTTTCTATTTTGCTCATTGATTCTAATTACACCAGTATACTTTACATCTAGCTTTGCATACGCTTCCCTGTCCTTGAATGCTTTGTAAACCTCTGGTGGATAGTTAGCCTTAACCTCTGCTTCTATTTTTTCAAAATACAAAGCCTTGTTTTTTCTATCCTTTTTGTAAGTTTTTTGTAGTCTCGACCTCAATTCATTAATATTAAATAATACACCTGGCTCACCGTTATACTCATAGTCTGCAATTTCACACACACCTAATGGGTATAAATCTAAAACATAACTCTCTTTATCATGCCGTAAATAAGCAACCCAAGTACCCTCAGTATAAGTGGTTACTACAGCTTTTCTAATTAAATTCTTGAGCTTTATAGAGCTATTCACCCTTCTAATTAAACTTTGAGCTTCTTTATGCTTTCTGACGACATTCTTATTATGTTCTATATCGTACTCAAGCCTATATCCAGTATTAACATTAGCCTTAATGCTTTCAACGACTTTCCCGATAATGTCATCTTTGTTGATATACTCCCTAACCAAATCATTAATGGCCAGTATTTTCTTTAAATCATTTTGAGGATTTCTAGCAAGCTCATTAACTGTCGCAACGTCTAATGTTGGGGTTTGACCACCTATATCATTTAGGTGTACAGAGTATAAACCATTATTTGTGTCGTATCTATTCATTGCCTGTAGAATCCACTTTTTACCTAACTCTTCAACTGATGTTAAAAGAGTAGTGTCTTCATCTACCTCTGAAATAATTACATCAAAATCCATTGTTTCAGTAGGGTCTTTATTTTTTTTAATCTTTTTTTCTTCTGACATATTTGCATCCCTTTCTAAAATGATAAAGAGCTATACATAATAGGAGCAGCAGAATAATCTCTATTCTCAACCTCATTCCCTTTATTACAAAACTCCAAAATATAAAAAATACAGTAGGCAACGGCAGAGAACTTATCTTTGTCAATTTTCCTCTCAACCTTTTCTACTGATAAAACCTTACCATTTATTTTTAATTTCAAGTTCGCTATTTCAAAAAATAACAACTCCGTATTAATGAACGGTAAAACATTAATGTCAAATAATTCTCGTTCCTTATCTGTGAAATCTTGTTCAGGCTTTCTAATCAACATTTTCAACAAACCACTATCAACAGAATTAATAAAATGAGCTAGGACTTTAGACTGAATACCTTGTGCTTTCATATCAAATACACATTTTTCAGCATTATCAATCTCTGGTTTGTTGTCGGTATTTATAGTGTCAAAACAACCTAGATTTTCGCCAGAAATAGGGTCGTATGAAGTTCTTAGCAATTCATCAACAAGACCAGCACCAATACCGTTGCCATCAATGATTATCATTTTAGCTTTGTACCTTTGCTTGACCTTTTTTATTAAACAGGCTTGGTCTGAAAAATTCATAGTATTAGGAACACTGATAACATTTAGTATCTCTATATCAGTAATTCTTTTTGTGCTCTTATTTCTTCTTACTCTTATAGGAGAAATTGCCGATTGGTTATTAGATGTTCTTTCACTTCGAGCAACGTCTACACCTAAATATATCTCATCGTTTTCATGCTCTATTTCATGTACTGGATAATCTAAAACTCTAGTAGCCATTAGTTTGTTTATGTCTACAAGAGAACCATCAGATGCACCAACCCATTTTTGCTCATAGTTCTGTTGAAAGAAAATGGGATTACTCACTTTTTTCTTTCTAAGTATCTGATTTTTAGTGCTTCCTCTACCGTAATAACAAGGTAGCATCCACGATGAACCTAATACCATTTCACCAGACAAATCTCTCATTCCTTTAATCATACGAACACTTCTATGATATTCGTCACTGCCACGGAAACCAGATGTTGTAAAGAAGTGAATCTGATTGTTCATTTCCTCTGGATTAATAACAGCCAACTTTCCTATGGTGGTTCTTGGAACTTCACAAATAGGTTCTAAACAGTCTTCAAATAAAGCATTGTTTAATAAGGCAGACTCTTCAATTTTAATTCTATGTCTACGTCTACCCTTACTCTGCTGAGAGTTTGCCAAGTTTGTTATTGACGAACCATTCTTAAAAATGATAGAAGCATCGTTTTTAGAAAACTTCATCTCAACAATCTCATTTTCCAAAAGAGGATAAAATTGTAAAATCTCTCTTGCTTTTTCTTCTAATAAAACAGCAGCATTTTCCCTTGTCTGAGCTGTTAAGGCCAAGTTCACGTAAGGATGAGTTAAAGCCACAGCAAAAGAACCTAATACCTCATTGAAGGTTTTTGCATAACCACGACTAAATGTTCCATACATACTAAAAAATCTAACATCACACCTTAAAAATACACGCTGGTCAAAATGAAGTTGAAAGTTACTTTCTTTTGTTTTAAATAAATCAAGCATGAGGTCTGGATAAAACCTAGCCCAACTAACAAACTGATAGAAACTCCATATATTCTCACCAAATTCACTATCATCAGCACAAGCTAAAACACG